ATGTAAATATGATTTTACCAAAGATTTTAATAAGGAAAAGTTTATTGAAAATAATAAATGCGTAGCAGAGAAGGTTGTTAAGATTTAAAGACACTTTGTCTATTTAATTACCATTTGGTCTATGCCTTACCATTTAGTCTTCCTAACATTTATCTTCGGTCCTTGACCACGTTTTTTCGCACTATTGGGGTCATATGTTGCTTCTTCATCATCAGAGTTAAAGTCCTTGGATAATTCCCAGAATTCTTTAGAGCCTAATTTAAAGTCAGCGTGATGTTCTGCTTTATACCAAAACACTTGGTCATGTAATTTGTTTGATTTTGCGTTATTATTTATTACTAAGCATTCGAAATTCTCAGTACATTGATCCATTACTTGAGAGAAAGATTCAAAAGTAGGAAACATACCAGCATAATTCTCCCATATTCTTTTTCTATTGGCAATGTACGGTTCTCTCAAGATGAATACATAATCTATATTTGTACGTAGATTTGGAGGTATACCTAAAGGATACTGCATTGTGATTATCAACATGACTTTCCAATGACGACCATTCATAAAAAGCAAACGCATCATTTTATCTCTAGTCCACGATGCGTCATATAAACAATCGTCCAGTATAACAAAGGCTCTTGGATCAATCTGACATCTTTTATATTGTTCCATTTCTTTTTTAACCTGTTTTAAAACCGTCTTTTGTCTTTTTAAGATATTCTCTATAATAGCTGTATTATATTCATCATGAATAAATAATTTGGGAACATGCGAACTATAAAACCCATTTCCTGCTTCTGTCCCGGAAATAACTGTTCCTATCGGAATATCTTGATGGTAAAAAAGCAAGTCTCTTACCAAGTAACTTTTACCAGTGTCACGACGCCCTATTAATACGACAACTGGGCCTTTATTTTCATCTGGCTTAAAGCTAATATGTTTCATATCAAATTTTTTTAATTCCAACGTCATTTCTGTAATTAAGATTGTTATAGAAAAAATTGTTTTACATAGTCCGCATACTTACATAGTCCGCATACTTACATATATACATATATACATAGTCATAGACATAGACATAGTCCACATTTACCTTTAGGAAATAGAGTTACATGTATTCATAGTTGTCTAATTATTTCGCTAAACTTTTGAATTTAGTTTAAATATCATTATAATAAATATAAAACAGAATTAATGGAGTTCAGTTATAAGAAACATGACAATGAAAAACTGTTTTCTTCTTTAGAAAACAATTCTTTAGGATTAAGGCAAGTACAAAACTATATCCCTCTATACACAACATTCTTTGATTTAAATGATACCAACTGGAATTCAATTAATTTAAATAATAAACTTTATTTAACTTCAGTTCAAAGCAAAGAAACTGATAATATAGTTAATGGCACTGTTAGAGAAATTGTTGACAAGAGTAAACATAATAAAAAAGTATTCTTCAAATATAGCCCTTTATTAGACCCTATAAGGTACTTGATTGGAAAATATGACAACGATAGAATAGTAGATCTACCGTCATTTATTGTGAGTGTCAACAATAGCATAAGTGTCAACAATAGCATAAGTGTCAACAATACAATAGCCAATGAAAAGATATTAAACACTAATAACTCCGCATATATTGACAGCTTCTTTTCATTTTTAACAAGTAAGCTACTACATGAACATAAATTCATTAATGGTATAGATTTCTATGGTTCCTTCATAGGTATTAAAGAGAACTATTCTACAAATATATATGATGATGTTGATTATATTAATGAATTTGATTTCTTTCATAAGAATAAAGATATTTTATTTACAGTAGATGAATCGTGTAGCGATTGGTTTGATAATGACACACGAAATTATAAAAAAAAGATTGTATTAACTGATATCGACGAACCTTTACAAATAATAGATATAGAAACAGGCTTAGTAAATGACGTTTTAACGAAAGACATACCTTCTACAGAATCAAGTGTTGTTTATGAAAGTATTACCTTAAATAAAAAAGCAAATACTTCATCCGCATCTACCTCTTCAACGTGTTCTTCACGTTCATCAAATGATAGTTTGGACATTACAAATGGTGATGCTGATGATGATGCTGATAATAATGTAGACGAAGGTAGTGATCTAGGCGAAGGTAGTGATATAGACGAAGGTAGTGACCTAGATGAAGACGGTTCATTCACTGATAATGAAGACGGAGAATTTATCGTTAAAATAAATGAATTTCCGGTCCAAATCATTGCACTTGAATGCTGCGAAGATACTTTAAACTCGCTTATCATCGATAAGAATAATACTTTAGGCGACGATGAGTGGGATTCTATCATCTTACAAGTGTTAATGACTCTTATTACATATCAAAAGGCATTTGGGTTTACACATAATGATTTACATACGAATAACATTATGTTCACACTTACTGATAAAAAATTCTTATACTACAAAATAGATAACTCCTACTATAAAGTACCGACTTTTGGCAGAATCTTTAAAATAATTGACTTTGGAAGAGCCATCTATAATTTCAAAGGACAACTATTATGTAGCGACAGTTTCCATCCAAAAGGTGATGCAGCAACACAATACAACTTTAAACCGTATTATAATCCCAGTAAGCCGTTGGTTGAACCAAACTTTAGTTTTGACTTGTGTCGTCTCAGCTGTTCTTTATATGATTTTTTTGTTGATGATGTTTGCGAAGAAAACAAAATTACTTCACCTATTTTGAAAATCATCATTGATTGGTGCAGAGACGACAAAGGTAGAAATATTATGTATAAACAAAATGGCGATGAAAGATACCCCGACTTTAAATTATACAAGATGATTTCTAGAAAAGTAAATAAGCATGTACCTATTGACGTTCTTCGCAATACATATTTCGACAAGTACAAAGTTTCCAGTAAAAAATCTATTAAGGATAAACCTGTAGTTAATATTGATGAGATACCTTCTTATGCTTGATTCTCTTATGCTTGATTCTCTTATGCTTGATTAGTATTCTCTTATGCTTGATCCTTCTTCTCTATTAAATGACGTCCTTCTTCTCTATAAAATGACGTCCTTCTTCTTCACCCCTTTTAATAAAAGATGCTCTTAGATCTTCAGTAGATAATGTAGTAATCCATTCATTTAAACCAATAGTACCTACTCTACAATTTACAATATTTAAAATATTATCTTGCTTTTCTTCAGTACAAATCTCGCATTGCATTTTTTTAATAAGTGCTATCATGTAATCAATTAAAGAAGAATCATTAGTTATCTTCTCTCCATAAGACGATTCTTCCCATATATGTTTAAAAGCGAGGACTTCTTCTGATTCACATTGTTCCTTAGAGAGACAATCATTCAAAGGAAAATTATTTAATAAACCTCCATCAATATAACAATTATCATCTATAAAAATCGGTCTAAAAGCAATTGGTACAGACGTACTCATATATAGAGCTTTAATCAAAGATAGATCCGGATGTGTTATATGTGACAAGACTACCTTTTCCAATCTCATACTATTGATATTTGTTGTATATATATGAATATCAATATGATTAAACTCATACAATTCTTTTAACGTACATTGTTCAGTCAGGTCTTTCGCACTAAGAAGAGGCTTACATATTTCAAATATGAACTTTTCACCAAATAGACCTTTGTATTCAAATGCATCTAAGACTGTTTGTGCCGTTATTGATAGAACTTTATTCCACGGCCGTTTAATAATATAATCATCTAGCCAATCCCATTCATACCCGAGAGAAACGATTACGCCAATAATAGCCCCGACGGACGTCCCATAAATACTCTTTATGTCAGGTAAAGACCATACATTTTCCTTTGACAAGTATTTAACCGCACCATATGTTAATAAACCAGCAGGCCCACCTCCACTGAAAACAAGGTGCTTTATGGTATCATGCTTTATAGTATCATGCTTTATGGTATCATGCTTTATAGTATCACATTTCTCTTCCATTTATCACTTACTATATAAATATGTTTATATGTGTATATTTTTTTCTTATATAAATTGTAATTAAATGGATACAATATTTACGTTAGGTGATGATAATAATGAACAGGTTAAAATGAATTTAGATGATTTATATGAGAGAAAACAACAATACGACTTGAATACTCTCTCTACATATAATAAAATACTCGGCAGAATACATAATAGAATCAAGACCTTATCTCGACAGCATCTTAACGACCAACATTGTTGGTATACTATTCCTGAGATGATTATTGGAATACCCAGGTATGATCACGGAGCGTGTACTGCATATATTATTGATAAACTCCAAGATAATGGTTTTATTGTTCGTTATACTCACCCGAATTTAGTGTTTATCTCTTGGAAACATTGGGTTCCGAATTATGTCAGAGCCGAGGTTAAGAAAAAAACCGGTGTAGTTATTGACGGTTATGGTAATAAATTGGAAGATAAACATGATAACGATAAGCATACTGACGACCCAAATGAATTGATGTTTCAGAAGGGCTCCTCGGCATTAACATCAGCGAAGAATAAAGACTATAAATCGATTGATTCATATAAACCTAGCGGCGTGATTTATAATGAGAGTTTACTGAGAAAGATAGAAGACAAAACGAATAATCTTTAAACAATACCTTTTTATTCTAAGTAAATGAAGGTTGGAATAGTGAATATTATATAATGCTATATATAATATTACATGAGTGTTGTTGATATTCTTGGTTTATCTTTAACAGAAATAGTAGGTGATTTCGGATTCAAATACTTCGCAAATAATGGTGGAGTAAAAAACTTTGCCGTTGGTTCAGTTGGTTATATTGGAGTTGTTTATTTTTTAATTAGATCATTACAAGGGTCTCAAGTATTATTAGTAAACTCAGCATGGGATGGATTAAGTGCTTTAATAGAGTCTATAGCTGCTTTTGTTTTTCTCGGAGAACGTTTTGACGACCCAATGAAATATGTTGGAATTGTATTAATCGTTATTGGATTATTTTTTCTTAAATTACCAATAAAAAATGTTAATAAGTTTATTTTTCCTAGAATATTTTAATATTTAATACCATAGAATATTTTAATATTTAATACCATAGAATATTTTAATATTTAATACCATAACATTATATTCTGGATAAGGATATGCTTTAACATTATATACTTGTAAAAAAAAGTTAAAAGGTATAACAATTTTATTCCAGTTCTTTTTGTTTATAGGAAATAACAGGTAGTTCAGTTGTAGTTTCTCTCCCCATAACATATTCTATTTTTGTTTTAAGATAGCTTAAAGGTGTTCTTACAAGAGCATATGTATTTTCTATAAAATCAATATGCTCTCGCATTTTAGAACAATCTTCTTCAACAATTTTATTTTTTTCAACTACATTATCAATGCTATTATCAATATTCGAGAGTCTATTTTCAATATTTTTTAACGTTTCTAATATTAGATCTAGTTTATCCATTATATAGTATATTATATAGTATAGTATATAGTATATATAAATTTACGTATAACTCTGTACCCCCGTATATATAACTCTTGTAATATAATAAATGTATATGTATATGTATGACAAACTTATTACTATCGCATGTGTAAC